TCGGTGAGCTTTTCCTCTTCTCGTGGAGGGGCATCGTGATGGGCTTCGCGCATGTATTTTTCATACAGGCTCATGGGCAACTTAAACGCAAGCATCTCATTGACCCCAATGAATCCAGCCCAATCACCTGTTTTAAGGGTTGCGTATTCCCAGCCAGGAACATCTTCTGGCTTGATGGGCTGGTAGCCCAAGCGGATACGTGTCTGAATTGAATCACGGGGGTTCGTCGTTGTTAGCCAGCAAGGATGCCAGCCGGGCAGCTTTGGTAAGTCAGGTAACGAGGACTGGAAAAACTGTTGACGGAACATTTCAACTCGCTCATCATCGGACAGTTCACGATTTTCAGTCGCCGTGCGGTCTTGCACAGCGCGTTGCTCGCGATTGTCACCAGCGGATTTCTTTAAGCGTTCGTCGGACATATTCTCGCTCCTTTCAGCGATTAGTGAGGATTATACCTCAATTTTTAGAAAAATAAAGTTTTTATGCTTGATTGCGTTGATTGCGGTCGTATTCAGCGTAACGGGCAGCGTATTTCTTGCGCAAAATGGGGTCATCCCACACTCCGGCCTCAATCAGCGCTTGTTTTCGCTCTGGATTGATGTAAACCTCGTTCCGGGTTGAGGTTGGTGCATGTTCTCGGCCAGAACCGACTGCAGGGCCGCCCCGTGCAACCCGTGTTTCAGTCTTAAACCGCTCCGGCAGGCGGCGAGCGGCCCGACGTTTGAGTTCTGTCCAATACTCGTCAGACTTGGAGTCGTAACCGTCTTTGTTTAGCGATTGATCAATTGCCAGCACAATAGCACTGTCCTCGTCACGCCCGTTGATGTCATACCACGGGTTCTCAGCCATAAATTCCCGAGCATGGCTTAGGGTAGCCTCATCAACTTGCTGTTGCGGCTTTGGTTGAACCTGAGTGGCCTGCGTTTTGATGGCACTGAGTTGATTGAGCTTGGCCAGTGCCTGGTCTCGGTACTTCAACGCCTGCGCTACGTCAGCACCGTTGCTTGACTCAACAGCTTTAGCGATAACTCGGTCTGACAATTCTGCCTCTTCTTGCGCACGACGGATGTGTGCATCAATGTTTTGCAAGTCAGATTGGTGAGCACGGTACTCCTGCGCCCCCATGCGACGTTCTAGCTCATCATTGCGCTTGCGCAGGAAGTCTAGTTCCGTTTTGTCGCGAGTGATGGCTTTGTCTTTGCGGTCACGACGCTCAATCTTCTCTAGCCGACGCCGTTCACGGATTGCTTCTCGCTCAGAGTCAGTGCCACTGTCTTCGTCAGCCTTAATTTGATCATCATTTTCATCATCTTGTGGTGGTTTGTCTTCCACAATGACAATGTCTTCTAAAGGCTTTTTGTCCTCGTCTTGCTCGTTCAGTGTTTCAGCCATTTTTCATCTCCTTTCAGATGAATGCACGAATGGACAAGGGATCGACGTTAACTCGTCCGATGATGTCCAAGTCGTTAAAGATTACAAACAGCGCGGATTCGCCATTTGACATGGGAACTTCCCACCTATCGCCGCCATACTTGGCAACTCGCACATACTCACCCTCCTCACACCAAGAACCCTCTGGCCAACTGGCCATTGTGTTGCGATTCTTAAATGCCAATGGGCCAATTGAGATGACTTTAGCTACCTGAGTGTTCCACTTTTCAGTGTCTCGGGAGCCTACATCTAAAATAATGCCCGAAGCGGTGCGTTGTTTGGGACTGCGAATTTGTACCAGAACACGGCTCCCAAAAGGCTGAATGCCGGCTTCTGCAGCCGGAAAAGCCTCTGCCATTGCGTCCTCATAAGTCATTGCCACTGTTTTTCTCCTCTTCCAAAATGGTAAAAAGTACATCTAACGCTGCGTCATAACCGGACACGACGCCCACGCGGTAGCCGTACTCAAAGCTGTCGCGGTTTTGGGGGCGCTTAAGTGATTCAAGCGCAAAACTTACTTGCGCGGCTTTCAGCCGATTTAGCAGAACTGTCTCTATATTCACGCAGGCGTCTTTGGCATTGCGGGCGGTGCTGGCAAAGTCTGGCCATCGCAAGGCTCTCCAGCTGCTAAACGCTTCCGTTGCGGAATAGCGCCGTTATTCATAGGGACTGCGGGGGTATTGTTCATCATGGTTTCTCCTGTGTGTCAGCCGCCGGGATTGACGCCTGTACCTGTTGAGACGGCAAACTTCTCGCCCGTGGCTAGCTCGGTTGCGGCTAGGCGCAGGGCGGTGTTGTTGTCGTCTGTGTTCATTTGATATCGGGTTTGTAGCTCAACCTTTGTGCGTTCGTTTTCTGCTTGCTCTTTGAGCATGGTTTGCTGAGCATCCTCTGCCATCTTTTGTGCATTTTGCTGTGCGTCTTGCTGTACTTTGGCTTGCTCTAGTTGCAGCTTAGCTTGCTCTAGTTGCAGCTTGGACTGCTCAGCCTGCATTTTTGCTTGCTCAGCCTGAGCGGTTTGCTGCATTTTTGCTTGGTCAAGTTGCGTGCGCTGCTGGAGTGCTTGGCCTTGCAACTGCGCGTTGAGTTGGGCTATCTGCATACTGCTGTCTGGCGGCATAGGTGGCTGTGGCTTGAACTGCTGAGCAACTTGGTCAATCTGAGCCAACTCTTGGGCAAAGCCATTTAGCTGCTGCTCAATGATTTCCTGCACTTTAAGAATCACTTTGACCTGTTGCTCTGCTTCTTTCTCAATCAGGTCTTTCTTCTGCGCAACGTCCACCGCTTCGTGAGCCTCGGTCAAATAGTAGTTTAGCAAATGGTCGCGCAGGTGAGTGGCCATTGGGAACATGTAGGTTTTGACAATGGCCGGGTTTTGGCCAAACAGCGGTGACTTCAGAAACGCCAAGTGTGTTTTGAGGTGAGCAATATGGTCTTGCTGCGGTAAGACATAAACAGGGGTTCCCATGGTGGCGGCGACGTTTTCAGACACCGGGTCAATATCCTCGGTGCCTGGGGCGGGTTGCAGTACATCGTCAGCGCTAATCTTCAAGCTGCGCAAAAACATCTGCTCAACTTTGCGCTGGTCATACATTTGCGGCATGGTGGCCGAGCGTTGCATGAGCGCCTGAGTCTGAGCAAAGCGTTGTGTCTCAGAGAAGATTGCCGGGTCACTTACTGGCACCACATCCATCGGGCCGTCAAAGTCCTCTGGCTTGACATCCAAACCGGATGCCTGCGCTTCAATGTCTTCGATGGTCAAATAGGCGCTGTTGATCCGGTGCAGAATTTTGAACACGCGGCTCATTGAGCTATGGATGCGCGAGTGTATGCTACTGAAGACCACCATGCCCTGCTCAATAAGGGCCATCGTGGTGCCAACCGGCTGTGCTTGGTTGGCATCGCTCAGCTTCTCAAAGCTGGTCTGCACAACGCCCTTGCCAGCGTCAACCACAAAGCCAAGCAGTTGGAACAGTACGGGGCTCGGACCATTGAACGGTAGCGGCATGGCCAGTTTGCGCACGTCATCGATGAGTGCACCGCCTTCAAGCTCTACAACCTCGGTGGGTTGCACGTTGAGCGTCTGGCCACCAGGGCCACCCTTTAGCTTGAGCAGCGTGGGGATGTTCTGAATGTGAGCGGAGTCCAGCAGGGCGCGTAAGGCACCTGTAGCGGCACCTGACAAGCCACCAATCATGTGAGTCAGGCCAATGGGGTAAGCCCCACGCCACGGGATGAACGGGAACTCTACAATCCAGTCAAGCTCTACGTGGCGTTCATCATCAGGCTCCCAATTACGATACAACGCCACCGCTTTGCTACTGGTCTTGTCAATGCTGATGATGTACGGCTCAACACCATCTCCAAAGTCTAGGTGGGTGTAGATCTCAAAAATGGTGCGCAGACCGTCTTCGTTGTAGGAGGTGTCCTTGCGCCCTTCAATTTTGTCATTGGCAATTGATGCCTTGCTGTAGTCCGGCTCTTCTGGTGAGCCTAGGTCAACGTCAATGTACATCTCGCATTTGACTCGACGTTGGTACTCCATCTTGGTCACGTACTGGACGTGGGTCTTGCGCTCAGCAGAGTAGAAGTTAGTGGCCGCAAACGGCAGGTATACATCATCAATGGGGATGAACTCAGCGCATGGGCGCAAATACTGGGCACTCCACATCAGCTTGAGGTACTGAGCACCGCCCAATGGCAGTTGCGTACTGAGTTGCTCTAGTTCGCCCCTGAACTCTGGCATCTGCTCAGTAGTCTGCCAGTTCATAAAATCAGTCTTGCGCTCGGCCTTGGCAACCTTGTCCTTCTCTTTCTCGCCTAAAATCTTGCTCTTAACAGGACCGCCTGGAGGGAAGATTTCCTTCATCACTCGTGACGAGAAGTCAACGCAGGCTTCTACCAGCATAGGGTGGACGACCTTTGTTGAGCCGGTGAACTGAGCACCACCAGGTGCATCGTCGCCTAAGCCAGTACGGCGCAAACCTTCCTCGTACAACTTGTCTCGCTTTTGCCGAGCGTCCTTGTCCTTGGCAACCTTGTCTAGCAGGTCTGTGACGGCATCTTGCAGGTCGGCTTGGTCAACCTCGTCAACAATGTTGGCAAAGTGCGCTTGCTTTTGGCGTTGGTCGTCCTCGTTCTTGAGTTTGACCATTGCGCCGCCGTCATCAGTATCCTTGGTGTCTGACTCATCATCGTCTACCTCAACGATTTCGTCTTCGTCTTCAATGGTCAGGTCTGTATTTTTAGGCATATGCACTTTCACGTTGCGCAATTATTTGCTGGATGTTTTCAGGATCATACTCATCATCTAAGTCAGCAATGATCTGTTTGATCTTAATTGGGTCAAAATGGTTTGATGAGACTATGCCGCCGTGGGCCATGTGAACCTCGCCGCCCTCGGCGTAAATGTCTGGCAAATTTATAGCTCGGCGTTGAGGTAAATTTGGTTGATATTGGTTCCATTGAGGCAACACAATATTGCCAGTCATTTCAAGTTCTTTCCTAAGCGCCTCAATGTAATCTTCTTGCGATCTGCGTGGAAATGGTTCACGCAACTCAGCGCGTGGCAACAACTGAACAAGGCCAGAGGTTTCTCCAGATTGAGCCATAGCCCTGTTGCGATGCCTTCCCTCATGGTTAGATATAAAAGGCGTGGCTTCAGTTCCTTGACGTTGTTTATTTATTTCCAAAAAAGGCACATCATCAAAACCGCCAACGGTTCTTAAATGCTCTAAATATTCTGGGAATGTAACTTGCTCTCCAGTAGACGTCCGCCTCACTGAATTTGGTCTGGTAAAGGTTGAGCCAATTGGGGTAGCAAATTCTTCAAAACGAGAAGGATTAAGCGTCATCATTGCCTTGGCGTTATCGCCTTCAAACACTCGCTTGAGCGCCTCCTCCTTGTACAGCCTCTCAAGGTTCGGGATTTCGTCAGCGGCACGCTCTACACGCCTTGCGCCGTAGTCGCCCTTGCTTTGGCGAACGGCCTCTTTGACGTTGCTGACCTTGCTAGGGATGATGATGCTGGGCGCTTCTACTTTTGGTGTGGTTGTTACGGCGTCAGCGGCTTTGCCTGCTTTGTTGATGACTCCCATCAAGCCCTTGACTAGCTTCCCACCACCGGCCATGTGAACTATGCCGCCGTGGGCCATGCCTTCTTTTAGCGGTAAAAGACCAAGTTCTTTTTGAAGTTCTATGTTGTACTCTTCTGGGGTGACGTACTTTACGCCGCCATCGCCTTGGTATACTTTTAACCCAGCATTCTCCAACTCATTAACTTTAGACCAGTTGCCACTCTTGACAAAGTCTTGCACAAATGGTAGGAACTCATCGGCAGGTTTTTTGTTATTGAAGCCTTTGATTTGAATTATTCTTTCTGGAGGAGTTATCCCTTGCGAAGCCAAATACTCTTCAATCATGTCAATTCTTTGGGCGGGGTGCCTAAGACTTCTCACTTCCGGATGAGCTTGCGCGTAATACTCCATGGCATTATTGAGTAGTTTAGTCCGGTCATCAGGAGGCATGTTGTTGTAATAGCCTTGCGTGTTTTGTGGCTTCACCTCAATTGTTACACGCGGCTGGCCCTTGTCATCACGCAGGGAGTAGATACGGCTTCGGCCTTCTAGCACGTCTTGACAGTACCCGCCAACGCAGTGGGCCATGGTGTCGCCTTCGTACTTGAGGGCGTCTTCAAGCTCTTTGCTGACTTTTGGTTTGTTGCGTTTTGCCCATTTAGTTGCAAGCTCTTGGGCATAACCTTCGACAACCATACGGTAGTCATCGCCTTCCTCGTCTAGTCCTTGTCGTGCAGCTCTTTGATGAGCCTGATCCATAATTCGCTCTTGTTGATTTGGAGGAATGTCAAACAACGGATCGGCGTACTCTCCTTCAACAAGGGGCTTATCCTTAGGGGCTTTCAACTCCACCCATTTCATGCCTTGCCCAGGATACTCCTTAACCAGTTGCGTGGCTGCATTGTTGGCTCTTAAAAGATCAGCCTTAGCCTTCTGAGTTGCACGCCAAGCATTGATGTCAGCTACACGGTCAACTGCCTGTGCCATAGTGAGCTTGCTTAAGTCAGCCTGGTCAATGAGCAGGTTTTTAGGCAAGCCAGATTCAGGGTTGGTAGCGTTGCGTAGCTCATCAACTAAGTGATTAAAGCCCAGGTCTTCACTAAGATATTTTTTAGGATAATAAACAGGGGTTTCTGGTGGCACTTTGAGCAGCCACGAATTAGTATCAACCGTAGAGCCTAAACCTTGGCGAATCTGAGAAGCACTTAATAGGCGGGTATGTTCACTTGCAGTGGACGCATTTAGGGCCAAGTCAGATGCATTCTCCCATGCTCTAGCGGCGGGTGAAACACCTAAACCTTGCTCAGGAAAACCGGCTCTTTTTCGTGCTGAAGCAGTTTGTTCTACCAACCACTCATTATACAGCGCATCTTCTGGATTATAAGTATGGAGCGCTTGTCTGGCTTCCACCAATGCCTTCTCTTTCTCTAAGCCAATCATCTGCTGGCGCATAGAGGTCAAATCCCCAACCGGCACTCCACGTTCCCTAGCCGTCTGTTCCATCTTTGCGGCAAAGGCATCAATACGGCCTTGCACCTCAGCTAGCTTAACTGGTTTGTCCACGGCATACTTTTCGGCCATAGCACGCAAAGGATCGCCGGGTGTGGCCATGTCGTTCTTAATATAGCGGGTTAGTTGTTTGTCAATAAAGTTGTTGACTGGGTCAAATGGCAAATAATAGCCATCTCCTCCTGCCTTATCTCTAACAAAACCTCTTGCAATTAAGTCGTCAGCTTCTTCTTGGCTAGTTGCAATTGAAGGGGTTTCACGCCGCTTTATTTGACTCACAAATTCTTCTACTGAACCTTTTAGGAAGTTGCCGCCCGGCATTTTGATGACACCAAGTTGAGCTGCACGGCTGCCAGAAGCAGGTCCAGGGGCAGCTTCAGCAATTGCTTTGGCCGTTGCCTTTGCACTCTTAATCCCATACCTAGCAAGCGTTGTAGTGCCAGAGCCGCCAAACAAGTTACCTGCGGTGGTAAACGCCTTGCCTGTCGGGGTTTCATTAAGCTGAGCACCTGGCAAGTATTCATTGTAGAACTCAGTGGTTGGTAGCTGCGGCGTAGGGTCTGCACGGCTGCCAATCCCAAATGCACGAAGTGCAGGAAAGGCGGTCAACACTTGCGGCGGCAGTTGAGAGATGCCTGCACGGGCTAAGCCCTCAATGTCTCCGGGCAATCCTAATGTGCCTGCAGCCCAGCCGCGCAGTGCGGATAGTGGCGCATTGGCTGCGGCGGTTCTGTCATTGTTGGCTTCTGGCCTGCGACCAGCGGAACGATAACCTATGTAAGGCTCAGACAAATCGTATTGAGGCATTTTGGTTTACCCTGCAGTTCCCATGACTAAACCTCCGGCAGCTAGCTTTTTGCCTTTTAGAAGTTCTAGCATTTTGGGCGTAAAGAATTCAAACAAATCAGTATCCACTAAGCCGCTTCCAGCATCTAAAGGAACATCACCTAGATTGATTTCAGATTTTCCAAGGCCTCGGTTGACATCATAGTGACGCATCATAGCAAGCGGGGACATATCACCAACCATGTCAGCCATGTCTAATCCTTCTTCCACAGCAGCCCGAATGGATGGATTTGACATGTAGTCACCTAGTCTGCCCTTTGACAAGGCGCGTTGAAGTTCATATCGAGCGCTTTCATAAGCTGTAGGGCTGAGTGTAACCGCCGGATCACCGGTGCCAAAGTACATGCTTGCTGTTCTTACATCGGGATAGATGAGCGGTCTTGGAAAAGGATAACCAGAATTAGGCGTTGCAATCATCAATCGCAGTTCAGGTAAATTTTCACCGGATTTAAAGCGCGAGTCGTTCCACCAATATTCAGCAGGCTTAACGGTAGAAAATCCTTCTAAATCAGCTTGACTTGGCCGCACAGAAAAAGGTGTGACGCCGGGATGAGTGTGAAAATCGGCAATAGGTTGCCCACTAAAACGCGCTCGAATAGTATCGTTAATGTCCGGTGTAACTGTATCGGGGGTTCCTTCAACAACGCGACTGCGAAATGCTGGATGCACTTGAAGACTTGAGCCTACCACGCTTGTTTCATTGCCGGTTTGGGCAGTGCGGCGCAATGCTGACAATATTGTTTCAGCTTGTGCCGGCGCTTTGCGTGCCAGTATGGATTTGAGTAGTGACAAACCAGACATTTTAACTAGGCTGCGTAAGGATTGACTTTGTCTTTACTCTTAGGCCTAGGTTCATCGACGTCCTTGGCTTGTGGCAGCTCAAACCATCCATCATCCTTGAGATAGATGACGGCTTGGGTAAACGTGTCCACATAGTCGTCATGCTCGGCCAAAGGGAACTTGGTAAGTTGTTTGATGAACGCCGCTGCCCAGCTGACAGGCTGTCCAGGGTTGCGCTTTGACTCGGGTATCCACAATAGTCCAAGCTCCAAGGTGGGTGCTGCTTGATGAGCACGGCTTACTTTGTCGGCGTTTCCCGGATTATACCCTACTGCAGGCACTCTGGCTAAACGCAAGTCTTGAAGCAGCGACTGTCCGCTGGCTTTGGCCTCAACCAAGATGCGGTCAGGTCGCCGAGCCCGAGTGGGCATGCCGGCCCCGTTATTGTTGTCGCCACCATACTCAGTCGTCCAGTCCTTAACGGCTTTGGTTCTTAAGTCAGGGTAGCTCAAGTGTTCGTCCCAAGCATCGAGCAGCATGCAGTTCCGCTCGCCTTTGTGCGTAAACATTCCCCAAACTGTGCATGCCGTTGGGTCGCCAGAAGTTTTTTCCGTGAATGCACAATCATAGCTTTGCAGTATGTACTCGTACTGCGGCAGCCGTTCATTGTGTGGCCATTGTTGGAAGAAGGATGTCTTGAGCAAGCCACCGGTACTCGGCACAGGATCTTGCTGCAGTTGACCGCTTGTGCCGTATGAACCGAGTAGCTGCTTTAAGGCAGTGATCTCAACCGGCCCAAAGCGTTCAGGACAGATGAGTTCACCTTTCTTTGTGCGTGGATCGTATGGACCGAGTACAGTCTTGCGTGCTTTGCCATCCCATTCGGCAGGGATGCAGATGTGCTCCCAGCCTTTGATGTCATCGAGTATGTGGCCGCTGATGTCACGCTCGTGCAATCGCTGCATCACAACCACCATTGCATCTGTCTTGGGGTTATTAAGTCGTGTTGACCAGACCATGTCAAACCAGTCCAATGTACTCTCTCGCATGGCATCTGACTGGGCTTCTTGTGCGCCGTGCGGATCGTCAAGGACCAAGCGAGAACCGCCTTCACCTGTAGCTGTACCACCAGGCGATGTAGCTATGCGGTAGCCTGTCTTAGAGTTCTCAAAGCGCTGCTTGGCGTTCTGGTCGCCGGACAGTTCAAACATGCTGCCCCAACGCTCTTGATACCAAGGAGACTGCACTAAGCGCCGTGCTTTTAAGTTATCACGGATGCTTAAGTTGCCAGCATAACTTGCGCATAAAAATTTTTGCTCCGGTGTGGTCAACCACTCCCACATCGGCCACATGACGCTGACGATGGTCGACTTGGAGTGACGCGGAGGTATGTTAATAAGCAGCCGCCGAATGTCGCCGCATGAGATAGCTTCAAGGTGTTCGCAGATCTCCTGGATGTGCCATGACGGTACAAACGGTATACCTGGTTCTACCACATGCCAGCTCTGCTTGACAAAGTCATACAAACAACCCTCAGCCTTTCGACGGTCTTGCTCATGCTTGATCATGTCAAGCATTGCAACCGGGCTGAGTGGTGCGTTCATTGGCCTGCTGCTTTACTCATCAATCTTTGCATTGTGTCAAGATCTACATCACTCAGGCCCTTTAGATCGACCGCAGCAATCGGTATTGCACTGCCATTTGGTCCGCTGATCTCACTGCGAGCCAGCTTAGGCACATGGTACTCGACCACGCTTTGGAACAGATTAAACGCACGTTCAGGGTTTGGTCGAGTCACGTAGACTTTGTTGCCGTCTTGATCGTAAATTTGTTTGCCATCAAGATCAAGCATTGGAGTGCCTTCAGCAACGGCATCAAGCCAACCGGTCAATCGATGTGCATTGCCGTCGACAAACTCAGCAATCGCCAACTTTGCGGTCAGCGTTACTTTGTTAGGAGTGCCAGGTTGTCGGCCAGAACCAACCGGTCGTACACTGCCAGGTTTAGCACCGCCGCCATTGTTCGATCCGGGCAATGCGCCGCCGGTTCGCTTTGGAGCAGGGGTTCGTAATTGCATAATCAACCCTTTCGGTCAGATTGTCTTCTACAGATTGTACTCTATTTATTTTTAATTGGCACCGTGGTCTTGCCAGGATGATCCACAAAGCGTTTAAGCCACGCAGGAGGTTGATCACCATAGACATACCGCAGAAACTCACTGTACGCCGCATCTGCGCCTTCGCATACTACCACGCAATACCCTTTTTCTTTCAACTTGTCGATGATCGAATCCTGATTGTTGCTTGTTCGACCACCAACCTTTTTCATCTCGATGAACAAACCGTGAGCCCCACGCCTCGGTTCTGCTAGGAAGAGATCAGGCACTCCGGCCAAAACGCCTTCACGCTTCATCTGCGCAGCTACTCGTAGATCTCTCTTACCTCCGTTTGGAATGCTCATAAAAACCAGGTCAGGATGGAAGTTGCGCACCCTGGCAACTAGAGTCGTTTGCTCGCTAGACTCTGACTTAAACTTAACTTGTTTGTATACAACCATTTATTTTCCGTCACTAAATTTCCAGGTTCGAGGTTCGAGGTTCGAGGTTTATTGAAGTCCATCCCCACCGGCAGATATATATACTATTTTTTGTTCATATATACATTCCTGCCGGCTGTCAACATTATAGTATTATTTCGAACTTCGAACCTTTTAAGTAGAATATGTATAAAAATCAATAACTTAAGCTAGTTCGAATTTAGGTTCGAATTGAGGTTCGAGATGGCTTTAGTTCGGGACATTTAGCTTAAAAGGTCTTTACCTTGCGTTTTTTCCAATAAATTTCTAATTTGTTCGTTCACTTCAGATTTTTCCATTCCTTTAAACGTTTTCAAATACGAACCTTTTAGCCAGATTGTGCAAGCCTTTCCTTCCCATTTAACGGGGTGTCCAAGCGCGGAATAGCCAAGTTTCATGAAGATTTTGTTCAACAAAATGGTCTTTGGTACCTCAATATTTTCAACAAAACTTAGCGCTGTTGTGAAGTGGCGGCTAGACAATATTTGATCATTGAAGCCAAACCCACCTTCTGATAGCAATTCTTTTACAACACCAAAATCCTCACTTATGTTTAAACTGACCATCTGGTCTTTAGCCAAAGATGATGGTGCTTGGCCTTTTGGATTGAACAATGGGCTGAGTTGGTACTCAAGCAACCACCTCCTAAGTCCAGGTGAATGATCACGAATGGCGTTAAACAAGTTGCTGAAGTAGTCCGAATCAGCTACTTTGAGCAACTCGTGTTGGTCGTTAAAAGGTGTGAATTGAACCCACCATCGACGGTCTGTGTCCTCAAGTGGAAGGGCATCGTGGTGGTTTGTGAATGCAATGTAGTTGACTGTGTTTGGTGCCACATACTCGTTGATACCTTTAGGGTGTATTGTGACCTGATCATTAGTGATGTATGGCTTTATGGTATTCAGCACATCGTGGCGGTTATGACCAACCATCCGAATCTCCTCAAGCACATTGACACACCTGCCTGCTGCCCAACTCGTAAAGCCAGTTGCCAACACGCTAGGTGACACAATGCCTACGTTGGGCATACCCATCACACCCATCATCAAGTTGCCTAGTACACTCTTACCGTCCCCCTCAATGCCTTTGATCAACGGAGCCCATCGAATTTTAGACCCTGGATTCTGAACGCAGTAAGCCATCCAACTGAGCATGATCTCTACAGCGTGTTGTTCAACCAAGATCATTGACAAATGAGCTTGCACAACTTCAATGGCTTTAAGGTCGCCAGCACTCAAAGAAGCAGGCACATCTGGTGGACTGTTCTTGTTGTATTCATTGACACATTCAATCCCATTGAGCTCAAATAAATCCTCAGCAGCAGGCAAGTAAATGATCTTATCAGGAGTAGGAATCCTAAACAGATCTAAGGACAATGTAGCCGCTGAGTCATCGCCACAAAACCGGTTGAACATTGCACCAAAGCCTTGCTGCGAGACTTTCCTCTTACTACTGACATTGAAAAACTTGTCTTCGTGAGTGACATAAACCCAATCACCTAACCATTCTGGTACACCCTCATGGATTTTTGGCTTGATCAGATTTTTTGCGTCACCAATCGAGATAGGGAAGTTCAGGTCCTTGAACTTGGTCTTGAGGATGCTTGCTAAAACGTTGCGACTGATGTGGTCAAGGCCAAGCTCAGTTTTGATTGCCTCAACTACCGCAGTCTTAAGCTGCTCAAGGTCAGTCTCGTCAACAATCAAAGCCTTACAACGATCAAAAGTCCTGGTCTGCTCAGCCTTCTTAAACTCAATGACCTTTTTGATGATCGATGCAAGGGTTATGGCCCCGCCTCCTGAGCCGTGTTGTTCACTAAATGAGTCCCACTTGGACTCCAACTCACGGCGATCGTATGAACCGGTCTTTCGGCTGGCTTTATCCCATAACCCCATCCATTCCTCACCACCTCTGCCTTGATGATGCAAAGCCATGCCAAGTTGAAGCCATAGGTCATACGGCTCAATGTCACCTATGAATGGCAGCAGTTCAGTCTCAACCCGTTCAAGATCCCAATCATTGAGCGGTGGTTTATAGGACTCAAGGCCAAGAGCCTCGTTAGACCCAAAATGCTTTTCAACAAACCAGCCTACATCTTGGATAGTATCTGGCAAAAGGCTATGACCGTTTAAGGTGTGGCCCGTCACTGTGAAATAGCGACCTTCCTTATAGACCTCAATGTCACCAACTTTGCCTGACTTGGCTAAGTTTGATCGAGTGAACAGTTTGATGCCAGCCCCTGAAGGACTGGTTTCTGCATAGCCATCAACCCGGTCTAGCAGCTCATTGGCCACATGGTTCATTTTGCCGTCAATGATGCAGTCATCTAGATCTATGCCTTGAAAGTCACCAGAGCCATCAATTGTGATGCCTATGCCATCAAAACCATCCACAAAATAGGCATCTAGTGCATCTTCATAGGTTGACCACGTACTAGGGTCTGTACTTTTGGCCATTCGGCCGTTTGTTTGATACGGTATTTTTTTCCACTTTTTACCGTCAAGCACTAGCTTCCAAACGACCCATCTAGGGATGGCCTTAAGAGCTTGCGGGATAAATTCCGGTAAGACCGCTAAAACTGTAGGTTTAGTTTGCATGGCTTCCCCTTGCTTGGTCGGCAAGGAGTGCCGCCACACCAATCTCCATGAACGCAACGATCAAAGCCGTTCTGTTCATACCTTTTGGCAAATTGGATGTGGCCTTTATGGCTTCAGAGAGATAGATGCGGGTTGCATCACAGCTGTCATAAACGCGACCTTCTATTGAAGAGTTTGACTGCGGAGAGTCCATGGTTTTCTTTCAATGCCCATTCACAAGTGTTGATTGGACGGCAGCTGTGAAAGGGTAGAGCTGCCTTGTCGGCCGAATAGCTAGTTCGTCCCAAGTCCAAAAATATTGTACCTCTAAAAAATTTAGATGTACAATCTTACATCTAAATTTTTTTTTTGCAAAACCATGACCAAAGATCATAAACTCAGAGCATCATGTCAACTAGCTTTAGAGCTAGTCCATGCCCATTTTGGCACAAAGGCAGAGATGGCCCGGCGGGCAGGAATGAGCCGCAATGCTGTATCATACTGGTTCACTAGAGGCCAGATAGGTAGGGCTGCAGCCATAAGATTCGGCAGAATCAAGGCCCTAGGAATAACCAAAGAACACTTGAGACCAGACATCAAGGACTGGACCCCTATGCATAAACGCAAATAGTTGCAAAATAGTTGTGTACAGACCAAAAAGTGTTGTACAATGCACTCACGGCAATCTCGCCGTCTCAATGTTGTAAAGGATCAAACATGAAGTTCAAACTCGATGTCGCTAGGGACGTAGATACTGATGAACCTGGAGTGTTCATCATGAACTTGCCAGGTGGATGGAAGTTCAACCATGATTTGTTCAGCTTGTCTCACACCCATGCGTATGACTCAATGAAAGAGCTGCGGGCAGATCTAAAGCAGTCTGTTGAACCGTGTGACTGCGCTGAATGCCGGCGCATGATTGCCAAAAAATAGTTGCAAAATAGTTGTGTACAAGCCTAAAAGTGTTGTACAATGCACTCACGGCAATCTCGCCGTCTCAATGTTGAAAGCCTATCATGACCGTCCTCACAGCCAACAACCCGCTCATCGTCACCATCAAAAATGTCTATGGAAAAGAGATGATCTATCCAGCCAATTCGGTTGCTCAAATTTTTGCTGACATTGCTCGGCAGACAACTTTGAGCCGCGACACGCTTAAGCAAGCACAAGCACTTGGCTACAAAGTTGAAGTCAAGCAAACTGCTTTGGAGTTTGCATGAACGACCTTACTAAAGACATCATGAAATGGCTCAACATTGACGTTGAGCTTGCACTAGACGTGCAATACAAGATGATGGAAACAGGCATTTCGTTTGGCAGTAGCTCAACTCGTAAGCTCAAACAGTGTGCAAAAGAATGCTTGGACTTGATCAAATGAAAGTCTTTTTGGCACTAATTGCCATATCGGTCTTAGTGCCATTCTTTTTATTAGGTATGGCAGCTAACGTGCTCATTTGTCACGTTTGGAATTGGGCCATTGCCAAATGAACTTGTACCCTCATCAAGTCCAAGCCGTTGAGTGGCTAGGTCAACGACCTAAAGCCATTCTTGCGCTTGACATGGGTCTAGGTAAGACAGGGGTGTCTAGCCTAGACTTGTCTGTGCCTGCATTGGTTGTGTGTCCTGCATCACTCAAACTCAACTGGCAAGCCGAGCTCAAAATGTGGCGGCCTGAGCTTAGCGTGCAGGTTGTGCGCAGCCCCAAAGATCCAATCAAAGGCCTTGACGTCACCATTGTCAACTATGACATACTAGGCAAGCTTGACCTACCTAAACCGGCCACCTTGATAGTGGACGAAGCCCACTACATCAAGAACTACAAAGCCAAGCGTACCAAGCTGTTGATGAGTCTGATCAAGACCACAACCAACGTCAGCCTGTTGACAGGCACACCTATAGTCAATCGGCCTATCGAGCTGTGGACTCTACTCTATTCGATTGGAGCCACTAAGCTAGGCTACTTTGAGTTTGGTATGAGGTTCTGTGCAGGATGGAAAACACCCTGGGACACTTACGATTTCAGTGGCTCAAGCCGTAAAAGTGAATTGATCAGAGTGTTAGAACCGTTCATGCTGCGGATGACAAAAGCTGAGTGCATTGACTTGCCATTAAAAACCTATCGAGTCATTGCTCTTGATTTGCCAGTTGACAAGCGTGAGAAGCAGTTCAATCAAGACCAAATTGACAAGCCTGATTCAATCCCGTTTGAAGCCATCAGTGACATCAGGCGGCTCAATGCAGAGCGTAAGCTAGACCAATCTATAAACTATATCAAAGACTGTCTTGAACAAATTGACAAGGTTGTAGTCTTTGCTCATCATACCCACATCATTGATGGACTCGTAAGTGCCCTCAAAGAGTTTGAACCAGTCATGGTCACAGGTTCAGTCAAGAATGAAGATAGACACGTTGCAGTTCAAACATTCCAAAATGATCCTAAGTGCAGGGTCTTTGTAGGCAACATCAAAGCGGCCGGAGTAGGTCTGACTCTAACATCAGCAAGTC